AATATTAAAAATTTAGTTAATAATTATATTCCTAAATCTAAATATAATACTTCAATAAAAGGATTAGCATTTTATCCTGAATATTCTGCAACAAAATTAATATATTTATATAATAATTGTATAAAAGATATAGATAAAAGTCCATCATCTTCAAATTCACCAAAACAAATAAAAGATTATGAACCAGTTACAACAAATATAATTATAAGAGATCCAAATATAAAGGTGACTGGTTCAATAACTGCTATTTTTCGTATGAAAAAAACAGATACAATTGATGTATATATTATTTATCTTTTAAAGAAAATGATGAAAAATAATAAATTAATTTTAAAATATAAAAAAGTTGGAATAGCATATATACCTACAAAAGAATGTAGTTATTTTTGTAAAGATTTATTTGAATCAACAAATAAAGATTCTATATTGATTGAATGTAAATATGTTAATGAAAAAGATAAATGGATTCCATTTAAAAGAGTTGTTAATAAACAAAAACCGGATGATATTGAAAAAATACAGAAATTATTTAATCAAGAAAAATAATTATTATAGTAATATTATTCAATCAAGAAAAATAATTATTATAGTAATATTATCAGTACTTCCTTTTTTAATTGCATATTCTCCTAATTTTTTAGCAATATTAATATTTTTATTAATTCTATTATTAGTTGTTGCATCATAACAATTTAGGAGAATAAAATTTACTATTTCAGAATTACTCAGAACATCTGTTACACCATCACACATTAATACAATAAATTTATCATTTTTATCTAATTTATATCTAAATAGATCTGGTCTATGTGTTACATATGGTGCAGCATCTAGATCTCCAAATGCTCTAGAAACAGATAAATCTTTTATACGCCAATCATAACCATCCCAAGTAATATTTCCACCTAATTTATCTATTCGATGTCTTTCTTCAGGCCAATGTGGTTTATGATCTTTTGTTAATGGCATTGCAAAATTATCTCTACACAAAATACAACGACAATCACCACTATTAATAATATTTAGATAATTTTCACTATTATATTTAAAATTAATTACAACTAAAGCTGTTGTGCCAGTATGATATGCATATTTAGTATTTCGTAATTGTTTTTGTATATAATCATATATATTAATTACATATCTTTTTTGTAGTGGATATACAACATTTTTTGCTAAAAAATATTTAGATAAGTTTTCTTGTATATATTGTGATACTTGTTTACCTCCATGTCCATCATATACAGCAAAAAAGTTAATATCTTTTATATTGCGATTATTATTTGAATTATTTAATATAATATCATGTTTATCTTCATTTTGTTCTCTTAATCCTTTTAAACTTACAGAATGTATATTCATATAGATAATTATAACTTATATAATATTAATATAAAATATTTTTGTTTACCATTAAATAAATTTAATTATATTTTAATTAAATTTGGATTAAATATTAGACCAGAATATTTTAAGTCAAATTTTTGATTATGTAAATATTCTTTATAAATATCTGTATATATTATTTTTAAAATAGAATTATATATAATTTTTAATGGTAATATCAATTCATTTTCAAAAATATTTATTTCAGTTGGTTTCATTATTGAAAAAACATTATAATTATTTTCTTGTAATAATTCTAATAATATTTTAAGTGCAATAGGATTTATTTTTATATTTTTGTATGTATAATAATTATGAATATTTATTTTTTTTGTTGATAAATTTGTTCCTAATTTATGAATTAAAAATCTATTGTAATAATTATCTTTATTATTTGTATTGACTAATAAATTTAATGCATCTAATAAATCTTTTATACTATTATTTATTCTTATATATTCGATATTATAATTACTAGTTAATGATTCTACATTTTCCCCATCAATATTTAAATAATCGATTTGAAAATATTCAATAAATTGAAAAAAATGAATTAAATCAACTTTATTTACATTTCCACTTCTATCACCTAACAATGTAGTTGCAGTAAATAATTCATTGGTTTTACAATATAATTGGTTAATTGATATATATAAAAGGAAACTCATTAGGAAAATATATAATATTTTTTGACTAAATATAATTTTTTTTATATTTGGGATTGTTACTGAAGTTACTTCAATAGTTGATAGATTTATTATTATTAAAAATAGTACAATTAACAATAAATAAATTAATATCCTTAATTTATTCATTATATAATAATAAAATATAATTAATCTATTTAGTTAGAACATAATACATTATTCCAATAATAATTATAACTACTATTATTTTATTAATATCCATATTATTGGTTTTTATAATATTTATTTTTGGCGAATCTTCATTTTTACTATTAAATTCTTCTTCAACTATTGCTGTTGGTTTTATTAATGGTATATTGTTATCACCATTTTTTGTAGTTATTTCTCTAATCCAAGGATTAGGTGGAAATCTTCTATAAAGTGGATGATAATTAACTATACTAGGTATTACTGGATATACAGCATGTCCATTTTCTCTATAGAACCATGGTTCCCAATGTTTATAGTTTTTTGTTGTGTAATAAGTTGGTGGTAAAAAAGGCCATTCAGGAATTACTGAAAAGTTTTCTTTTTTATTTAAATACATAAGTAGTAATAACAATATCAATAATATGATAGCAACAATTATATAGTTCAATTGCATTATATAATTATTCTATATAAAATAATTATTCGGATTTAATATTATTAAATTTCCAATTATAAATTAAATAACCAATACCAAGTGTTAAAATAATAAATATAATTAGCATCATTTTATAGTTATTTTTTCCTATATTAACATTTAAAATATTATTTGATACACCAAAATTTTCAAAAAATTTAAGATTTTCTCTTGTTGTTTGATCAGCTATATAATGATTATTCCTAATTCTGTCATATGAATTAAAATCATGTTTGGAAACTAATTGTTCTGGTTTTCTATTTGGTGGTTGATAATAATTATTTGATCGTTGATAATATAATGGATTATTATTAGATGATATTTGTGTTTGATTATAATTAGAAAATTGTGGTACAGGATGGAATTTTTCGTTTTTATAATTTAATCCGATCATTAGAAGTAATATACCATATACAATAAATGATATTATTAATTGATGAACATACATTATAATATATATTTATATAATTAAATTTAATCATTTTTATAAGCCAACATTAATTTAGGATATAAAATATTATTTAATTCTACTAATTTAAGTCGATAAGCAGTAGATTCAGTATCCAAATAATTTTCATTTTCTTCTAACCATTGAATATTATCAATAATTATTGTATTAATTTCTTTATATATTGCATCACTAAGTTTAATTTTTAATTCTTCATTATCAATAGTATTACGTATGTTGTAAAGATAATTCTTCAGTTTATTTTTAGATTCTATTTTTTCTTTTATTTTTTTATCACTCTCATTCATATTTTCGGCATCTGATATCATTTTATGTAATTGATCTTTTGTAAATCTATTATTATTATTTTTAATAATAATATTTTTAGAATTACCTGAAGATTCTTCCAATGCAAATACTTGTAAAATTCCATTGGCATCAATATGAAATTTAACACGAATATTTGGATAGCCTCGTGATAACATTGGTAAATCAATTAGTTCAAAATTACCCAATAGATTATTATATTTTACTAATTCACGTTCTCCTTCATAAATATTTATTTTAACACATGGTTGATTATCAGAATATGTACTAAAAATTTTTTCGCTAGTATGAGGTATTATTGTATTTCTTTTTATTAGTTTAGTCATAATACCACCAATAGTTTCAATACCTAAACTAAGTGGTACTACATCAACTAATATTATACTACCTAATTTAGAATCATTTTCTTTAGTAGTTAATATTGCAGCTTGAATGGCTGCACCATAAGCAACTGCTTCATCTGGATTTATATTTTTTTTTGGTTCTTTATTAAAATAATTTTTTAACAATTCAAAAATTTTTGGAATTCTTGTTGATCCTCCAACTAAAACTATATCATTGATATCATTTTTATTTATATTTGCATCATTTAAAACCTTATCTACAACGATTAAACATTTTTTAAATTCATTATCACATAAATATTCAAATTTTGCTCTACTAATTTGTATTTTGAAATCAATACCATTATATAAAGAATCTACATTAATTGTAGTATTATAAGTAATTGATAAACTTTTTTTTGCTAATTCACACGCAGAACGTAATCTTCTTAATAATTTACTATTTCTAATTAATTTAGTTATATCAATCGTTTTATTTTGTCTTTTAAATTCTTTTAAACACCAAATTACTAATATACTATTTAAATCTTCACCACCTAAATGAGTATCACCTGCGGTCGCTTTTACTTCAAATAAACCATTATCAATTGTTAAAATACTACAATCTAATGTTCCACCACCCATATCAAATACTAATATAGTACTAAGTGTATGTTTATCTAATCCATAAGCTATTGCTGCTGCAGTAGGTTCATTAATAATTCTAATAACATTTAATCCGGCTATTTGACCTGCAATTTTTGTTGCTGCTCTTTGAGAATTATTAAAATGAGCTGGAACAGTTATTACTACATTATTAACAGAATGACCTAAATAAGATTCTGCTATGTTTTTTAGTTTAGTTAATATTATTGCAGATATTTCTTCTGGTGTTAATTGTATTTCTTTATTTTTGAATGATACTTTTATTATAATCTTTTCATTACAATTAATTACATTAAAAGGAAAATGTTTTATATCTGATTTTACAGAATAATCATTATATTTTCTACCAATTAATCTTTTAATATCAAATATTGTATTTTCTGGATTAATATCAACTTGGTTTTTTGCTGCATCACCAACTAATCTCTCTTTATCAGTAAAGGCAACATAGGATGGTGTTGTAAATTTACCTTGATCATTAGGTATTATATTTACCATATCATTTTTATAAACAGCAACACAACAATAAGTAGTACCAAGATCTATACCTATTGCAGTATTATTGATCATAATTAAAATAATTAAATAGTATTTTAATTAATATTTAACGCATAAAAAAACTATAGACATAACTTACTTATTAAACCAGTTAATTGTAATGGTGTATCGATACCTCTATTAATTATTAATGATGCTTTACAAATTTCATTTAAAAATTTTATTTTTATATCTTCATTAATTTCTTCAAACTTTATTAATTTTAAATAATTTATCATACTCATTGTAATATCTGCACTAGAATAACCATCATTTATTAATTCATATAAATATAATAATGCATCTTTCATTAATTTTTTATTACAAGCAATAAATATATTTTTTATAATAATTGGATGTGGTTTATCACATAATTTAAATACATTTTTATCAGTAACTTCTTTATATCCATTATATACTAATTGTAAATTATTTATTGCTTGACGCATATCACCTTGAGATGTAATTATTATTGCATCTATTCCTTTATTTTCATAATTTATATTTTCTTTCTTACAAATATACTCTAATTTATTCCTTATTTGATCATTACTTAATCTTTTATATCTAAATATAATACATCTACTCTGTATTGCTTCTATTATATCTGAAGAATTATTACAAGTAAAGGCAAATCTTGTAGTTTTTTTATAATTTTCCATTAATGTATTAATTAATTGTTGTGCTCTATTTGTTATATTATCGGCTTCATCTAATAAAACTATTTTATGAGATGCATATTTTTTATCTTTATCATAAATATCTAATTTTTTTTTACAAAAATATATAATAGTATCTTGTACTGATTTTATTCCTCTATCATCTGATGCATTTAATTCCAATACATTTTGATTAAAATATTTTCCTAATAAATATTGTGCAATACATAATATTGTAGTAGTTTTACCTATTCCAGGAACACCAGTTATTATTATATTAGGCATATCTTTATCATGAATAATTCTTTTAATTTTATTTAAAGTACTATCATCAATTACTAAGTCATCTATAGTTTTTGGTCTATACTTTTCGATCCATAGTATATTATTCATTTATATTGTATTATTATTAAATATTATCTAAGTTTTAAAATAATTAAATCAATTTTTCTTTTAATCGTTTAGCATGAAGAATAATATTATCACTATCTTCTATTGAATTATCTTCTGCACTATTATTTACATCTATATTTAATGATAATCTATTTGTATCATTATGTGTATTATTAAATATATTTTTTAATGTTGGTTCATATGTATATTTTGTAATATCATCATCTTGAAATCCAACCTCTTCTTCTAATTCATAAATATCTTTTCCAAATTGATGTATAATATAATATTTTCTTATATCATATGCATTCATTTCTTTATTAGTTATAATTTTATTTATTTCTAAATATTCTTTAAAACGAACACATTTATCATTCAATACTAAATATTTATCTATAGTATATTTTTTCTTATTATAATATTCAATTCTATAATTCTCCCATTTTATAAATTTAGAGAATTGATCAGCTATATCAATTATCATTGGATAAGTATCACCATCTATAATTGGTTTTCTAAAAATTCTACCAACTGATTGTATTATTTTTCTTTTTGGTGATGATAATAATACTGTATTTAAACTGGCTATATCTAAACCTTCTTCTGCCATTGCATATGTCGCAAATATTATATCTGCTTCACTTGATTCATCTAATTCATATTGTTTCATACCGCCAATATAGAATCCTGTTTTATATTCATTTTCTTCAATTATATCATTTTGAATATTTTTTTTTATTATTTTATCCATCATTGTTTTTAATATTTTTAATTGTTCTAATCTATGACTTAATACTAGTATTTTCCTATTTTTATTATCCATTAATTCATTAAGAATATTAATAATAAAATTATTCCTAGCTTTTATTTTACCAATATTAGTCAACATTTTTGGAATCATTGGTATTATTTTACGATTTATTTTCATGCGTTTTTCTACAAATAATTTATCATTACTATTATATTCAAATATTTTAACAAGAACTCTACTATCTGCCTTTCTCTCTATTTTACATAATATATCACCAATATACCAAAAAAGTACTTTGGTTAAACCATCGTCACGACATGGTGTTGCTGATAAGCCTATTGTATACTTACAACCTAATTTACGTAGTGCTTTTGAAAAAACTCTACTAGGTACTCTATGTACTTCATCATATATAATACAATCAAATTCTTCGAATATTTGTGGATCATAATCAATTTGAGCGATTGATTGCAACATTCCAACAAC